GCCTAAGCGTTTTAAAAAACTCCAAACGGAGAAGAAATTTCTTTTTAGAAAGATAGGATTCTAACCAAATCGCATCTGCTCAACCTCAGGCTTATAACCTCCTATGTTGGAAGTCTCCATACTATATTGATGTCGAGACATCAATTCTGACCATTTTGGAAACCCCCGAACTATATCATTCTCAGTGATTGCAGCAGTACGCATCAATCTAGTAACATAAGAATCTCGACCCTCACGAGCAACAGTATCCATAAATTCTCTTAGTACATCTTGTATCTTTCCCTCAACATGAGTAGACAGAGATCTATATATATGCTTACAAAAATCATAAGCAGCCTTATTAGTTCCCTGAGTATCATACGCCATTCCTATCGATGATACTATATACTCAACAATTGATTTTCGTTCAGCCTTGCCATATGCCAACTTCATTACTAAAGCTCCCAAAGGCCTATATGGTAAAACTAACGATATCTTATATTTCGCAATTTCCTCTTTTGTAAATACTGTTGATCTATTTACGAAATATCTTTTCAAAAAAACTATTCCTGGTTCTTTTATTTCACCAGAATACGTATTTGGAATAGTTAAAAAATTAGCCCGATGAATATCCCTAATTTTCATACCCCAAAATTCGGTCACAAATCGAGCAAAACCAGCTTCATTAATTATATCATGAACATCCTTATGAGTAAACAAAACATGATCATCACCATATACGACTATACCACATCTAAACTTACGATATAATTCCTTAATTTGGGCAACTCGCTCAGGATGCTTTTCCATAACCTGACGAACATACAAAAAATAAAGAAATGCAACTATCCAAGAATCACCATGAGATGTTTCATAAGCCCCAGAAGGCATGCCTCCATATACAACACGCCATATAGTCGAAAACATATGAGTTACTTTGATAGACAATCTCTCAGCACAAATTCGAAAAAAAGCTCGCAATAACATTAAATTCAAAGTTGTCATCTTTTTCTTATCAAAATAAACAAACGCTTGAGTAACATATAACATTAGTAAAATCATATGAATAGTAGAATCTAAATGCTTAAAATCACCATCTTCAAAAACTACATTTGGATCATCAAATCCTACACTCATAGCAAATGCCAATGCTCCACCATACCAAAAATTCATTCCTATCTTAATCACTCTTCCTCTTTCTACTATCTGTCTAAATTTGAGACACATCGCTGCCATCAAATACTGAACAAGAGATAATATATAATAAGGACGAAGCTTCCATA